AACCCGCTGACGATGGGGTTACTCAGCACGCCATGTCCCAGTTGCGTGATCTCCAAGCGGAGATTTCCAACCGGCGGGTTGAGGCATTGCGAATGTACGAGCCCATGGAGAAACAGGAAGAGTTCCATAAAAGCATGGTTTCGGAGCGGATTGTCATTGGAGGCAACCGTTCGGGGAAGTCCTTGTCAACGTTCGTAGAAGATGCTAGGGCTGTGACCGGCCAGGATCCATACAACAAGTACCCAAAAGAGAATGGCAACCTCGCAATCATTGGAAAGAACTGGGCTCACATCGGTCTTGTTGTTTACCCGATGCTCTTTCGGGCTGGTTCGTTCAGGATGATTCGTGACGAGGTGACCAATGTGTGGCGTGCCTACCGCCCGGCCACAGACTCGCATCGGATTGGACAGACAAAACCAGCGCCGCCTTTAATACCGCCTCGCCTTATTAAAGACATCGCCTGGGTTCAAAAGAACGCTGGGTACATCAACACGGTCGAGCTTACGAATGGATGGCGTATCTTCGTGTTCTCGAGCGAAGGTGAACCGCCGCAAGGGTTTCAAGCGGACCTTGTCCACATTGACGAGGACATCAACAACGAACGGTTCGTAGGCGAAATGCAGGCTCGGCTCTCCGACCGAAAGGGTCGGTTCGTCTGGAGTGCGATGCCTCACTCAAAGAACGATGCCCTGCTTGGTCTTTGCGAGCGAGCAGACCGAGGAGCCGACGACCCCAATTGCATCATCAAGAGGTTCACGCTTCGCTTCCTGGACAACGATCACATCGACAACGACGAGAAGCGAAAGAACGTCGAGCGGTGGTCGGACCTGGGGGCAGAAGAACTTCGGATGCGTGCCGAAGGAGAGTTCACGCACGAATCTAATATGATGTACCCTACGTTCAACACAAGCGTTCATGTCGTGTCACGCGAGGATCTTCCGGCTATCCCAGACAACTGGACGCGGTACGTAGCCATTGACCCTGGCCACACGGTCATGGCTGCACTGTTTGCGGCAGTACCTCCGGACGAGAAGTACGTTCTAATCTACGACGAGCTTTACATCCGCGACTGCAACGCGCTCATCTTTGGTGAGCATTTTGCCAAGAAGGCGGAAGCTCAGTCCTTCTGGTCATTCATCATCGACATGCACGGAGGGCGACTCCGAGACATTGGAAGCGGACGGCTGCCGCACGAACTGTACTCTGAAGAACTGGCCAAGCGAGGCATTCGATCCAGAGTCACCGGCCACACGTTCATTCCTGGGTCAGATGACATCCAGGCCAGAACCGCCCTTGTTCGGCAGATGCTTCACATTCGCGGAGACGGGAACACAAAGCTCAAGTTCTGGGAAGGTGCCTGCCCAAACCTTTTCAGGGAACTCAAGCGGTACCGTAGAAAAACCACTATCATCAATGGCCTGCCGTACGCCACGGACGAACCGCAGACAAGGGGCGAGGTACACGCCTGTCAGGTGTTAGAGTATATGTGTGCGTACGAACCGAAGTACCACGCACCCCCCAAGGTGTATGGCGTAAAAACGTGGATTGACAAATACCTTCTGGACAAATCGAAGCGGAAGGGCGGACCATCCGGGTCGTGCATTGTCCTTGGACCAATAGGGAAAAAGCCATGAACGAAGAGTCTAAGACCTACAAGATGCCTGCCGCCGAGATTGGTGACTGGGTTTTATATCGCCCTCACCAGGACGCAGATCCCATTCCGGCAATGGTGACAAAGGTGTCCTCGCGCACCCTTACGATGTGGGCTCTAGCCCCTGGGTTCGGCGGCATCGACAGGTTCTCCGTCCACCACCAGAGCGACCCAGGGCTCCTGGAGTTCCCTGAGTGGAAGTCCACCGGAATATGGGAACACCGCCGTTCAACGCACGCAGTCCTGTCCGAAAAGATCGCCGCCCTGGAACGCAAGGTGGCTGAACTTGAGGCCCGCAGTCGCAAGTAGGGCATTTACCACTAGGAGTCCTACATGCAAGACAATCCCCTTCGGGCAATTTCCGCGTCCTGGCTGAAGCTTTTGAAGCAGGCCAAGGACCACAAGAAGCCGTTTAGCGACGACGCATGGGAAGCCATGCAGTTCTTCTGCGGCGACCCGAACTTCATGTGGGAGAACTCCTACGCCCGCGGCGAGCGCGGTTACAACAAGGGCATTGAAGCACCGCCCTTCCGGATGCAAGTCAATCGCGTCTGGGAGGCGGTGCGGCTCTTTGCTGCGGTAATCCACCACAGGAACCCTACCCGCACGGTAGTGGCACGGAAGTACCCTTCCGTCGAGCCTCTCATGCTCGGCATTGTTCCCCAGCCTCCGCAGCCCATGATGGGTCCGCAGGGTCCTATGATTGGACCGGACGGACAGCCCGCCATGATGCCAGACCAGGGGATGATGGCATACCAACAGATGGTTCAGCAGCAAGACTTCTTCCTCAAGAAGCGTGAAGTGGTCTCAAAGCTCCTTGAGGACTATCTGAACTACACCCCCGTTGAGCTTAACACGAAGAATCACAGCCGAAAGGTTGTTGAGGAAGCGTTCATTAAGGGGGTAGGAGTCTGGTGGCATGAGATGTATGCTCCCGAAGGGTCGAGCGTCCAGATGGCTGGGTCGTTCTACGACACCTTTGACAATCTTGTGTGGGATCCTGACGCTGACGATTACCAGGACATTCGGTGGGCTGCCCGTCGTCGATGCCAGCCTGTGGATGAAGTGGCTGGGAAGTTTGGACTTTCTCGAGACCAGCTCAAGGGCCATCTTGAGAGCTACGCATCCCGCGCTGGGGAAGGCGAGCGCGGCCATGAGTACAAGAAGAAGACCGGCAAGACGAACGACCTCATTGTCTACTGGGAGATTTATTCCAAGACAGGGTTTGGGGATCGTCTGAAGGGCGGAGAGATCAGCGAGAAGCTCAAGGGGTCGTTCGATTCCGTAGGCAAGAATTGCTACATCGTCGTGGCCGAAGGCGTTGACTTTCCGCTCAACATCCCGCCTTCGATGATGGACGAGCCTGTTGATGAGCCCCTGGATGACGGGCTTTCTGGGATTGGAGGAGAGCCCCAGAAGACGGTTGTGCCAGAGAAGCTGTTCATGGCAGCCCAATGGCCAGTCCCGTTTTGGATCGAGCCACAGGGGTGGCCGTTTACCCTGTACCCGCTTCATTGGAAGCCTGGGTATTCGTACCCAATCTCCATGATCCGCCCTGGGATTGGCGAACTCCGGTTCATCAATTGGGCGATGAGCTGTCTTGCGACCAAGATCTCCATCTCTTCCAAGACCTTGATCGGCGTGGCGAAGGCCGCTGACCCGGAACTCAAAGACAAGATTCTCAGCACTTCCGAGAACGGATTCAACGTCGTTGAGATTTCCGAAGCCATTGGCCGGAACGTCAACGACGTTATCTCTGTCTTCCAGATGCCGCAAGTCACCCAAGATATGTGGCACATCATTGCGGAAGTGACCGCAATGTTTGACCGCAGAGTAGGTCTGACAGAACTCGTTTACGGAATGACGAGGAACCAGTTCAGAAGTGCTGCTGAGGCGAACGTGAAAGCGGAGCAGATTAGCGTTCGTCCTGATGATTATGCTAATATACTCGAGGATTCGATGTCTGAGTGCGCTCGCAAAGAGGCATTGCTTGCTCGTTGGTTTGTTCGCCCAGAAGACATTGCTCCACTCATGGGTCCAATGGCCGCCCAGGCGTGGCAGATGCACGTACGGAGCCAGGATCCAGAGCAGATCGTCCGTGAGTACGACTATCGAATTGAGGCGGGGTCAGCTCGCAAGCCGAACATTGCGACTCGGGTTGAGAACATCAACAACGCCATGCAGATCCTCATGCCCGTGGCTCAAGGAATGCTTCAGGCGGGCCAGCCCGCTCTGTTCAATGCACTCATCACTGACTGGGGTAAAGCCCTCCAGGTCGATGTGAGCAAGTACATGCTTGACCCGCCACCTCCGCCGCCCCCTCCGCCGCCCCCAATGCCTCCACAAGGACCACCCCCTGGCCCGCCTCCTGGGCCACCGCCACAGGAAGGGCCTCCCAATGGATAGTGCTGACCACATCCGCAAGCTGCTCAAGGATCGAGGTGCTTGGAGCCGCAAGGAGGGGAAGGATCCGGAAGGTGGCCTGAACGCCAAAGGGCGGGCATCCTACAACCGAGAACATGGCGCCGACCTAAAGCCGCCCCAGCCCGAAGGCGGACCACGGAGGGATTCCTTCTGTGCCCGCATGAAAGGCATGAAGAAAAAGCTGACCAGCAAAGAAACGGCCAACGACCCCGACAGCCGAATCAACAAGTCGCTCCGAAAGTGGAAGTGTTGACAACTGTCAACTCAAAGGAAATCCAGATGAGACCCGAAGACATTGACCTTCCGTACGAAATTGCATGTGCCAATTCGTCTGCCCAAGTACACTACCGGCAGATGATTCGTAACGGCCAGAGCGAACGGTTCGCCATTATGTGCTCCCTCCAGGTAGCTCCCGGAACCAAGGGGTCTGACCGTGCGTTTATGGAAGGACGCCTCAACAACCAGCAGCTTGATGACATGCCCGTCAATCAAGCCCGGTACATCTCCCGCGAGGCGCGAGGGGCTGGCATCTCTATCTAGGGGAAGTATTACGTCGGTGGACTTGCTGACGGCCGAGGATGGAAAGACCCGGAAGCTTGGGTGTCATCCAGCGACGAGATCCTCAAGGTCGCCAAGAAGCGGCATCGGATGGTTCAGGGGAACGTCAGCTACGACCCAGGCCCCCAGGCTCCTGAGCGAAAGGTCATGAGCGAGCGGCTCATAAAGGAATACGTCGCCAAGGAACGCAAGACGGACAAGAAGACTCCGCTTGCTGACCTTCGTGCAAAGGTTGTCGAAAAGCACGCCTACAAAGCCAAGGGTCGATGAGCAACTACCGATTCTTCCAGATGAAGCGGGACGACGAATCCGAGTGGGTTCGGAAAAATCCCATCCTTCAGCCGGGGGAACCTGGGTTCTCAAGGGACACTAATACAATGAAGGTTGGTGACGGCATCCTGCGGTGGACCGAACTCCCGAGAGCCCTTGGGTCGGCAGGCGCCATTGCCGTGA